GATCTGATGAAATTTATAGAGTTGATGCTGAGAATCCTGCTGAATATATTAAAAATCTTGTAAAAGAAGCAATTGAATATTATAATTCTGATTCTCGTGAGAGATTAGAATCATTTACTCCTAGATTTGGTCAAGAGGATGCAATAAAAGAGATTGTTGATACATTATTAAAGGATAGTAATTGTTTATTTGCTGGATATACTGGTATTGGTAAAACTCTTATTAGTGAAGTAGCAGTTCTTAGATATTTTAATAGTATAAAGAAAGGTGGATTAGTATTAGTTACCACTCCTATTCCTGATACTTTAAATTCTTTTATTAGGGGTTTAAAGAATATTGATGTATCTGCTACTAGAGAACAGAAATATAGTTATATGACTAAGAAAGAATGGGAAAATACCTCTTTACAGGATGTAAAGAAAAGAACTAACAATGGTGAGGTTATATTTTTACTTCTTACTGCTCAAGATCTCTTTTATGATGATAAGAATGGTGATTCAACAATTAGAGGTAAGTATAATAAACTAAATGGTAAGATTGATCTGTGGGTAAGAGATGAGGGTCATAAGTTCTATCGTGGAGAAAGAACTTCTACTCTTCTTGATTGTTTACAGGCATCTGCTATTCTTGATCTTAGTGCTACTCCATATAATTTTCTTGATACTTATGATAAAAATACCATAGTTAATCGTGATTTATTATGGGGATCAAAGCATAGAGAATACACTAAACTTCCTAACATTGCTATTGAATCTTATGATACGCCATTTGTAGCGTTAAGTGATAAGATTAAAGCTGCATATGATATTGAAGAGGGATATGATCCTCGTAAATGGTTTGTTCGTGATGATAATAGTGCATATGTTTATATTGAGGATATTGTAAAAACATATGGTCTTAAGTATGTTGAGGTATTACCTAAGAATAAAAATCATTTAAATGTTAATCTTTCAGATAAGAGAGTTTCATTAGATGTTCTTCCTTCTGGTGAAGATGGAGATGGAGCAGCAGATAAGTATCCTAATCTTGCTAAGGTTCTTAATCAACGTATTAAAACGAGATATTTTATTGATGCGTGGAATCTCGAACAAATGTCTACGAGAAATAACCTAACACTTGAACAGTGTGTTGATAAACTACTAGAAAAATATCCTGCTCTTAATATTTTAACTTGTCGTAAATTTACAACAGGTACAGATATTCCTCAAATTAGCCATATTAATTTATTTGATAAGATTTCAAGTCCTACTGAGTTATCTCAGTTAATTGGTCGTGCTATTCGTCAGGTAGAAGGAAAGAATCAAGTTCAATTATATAATCATTGTCCTGGTAATCAGATTGATCTAGCATTAGGAATTGCTGCGAGAAAGAGTTCTGATCTTAGTGGTGGTAGTCAAGTTGAATACTTAGAATCTATTCCTTTTACTAAGTATCTTCTTAATAGTATTAAACCAACAATAGTAACTCCTGAAGAGATTATAAGTCAGGTAAATGACTATTATAGATCTTTAAGTAATCCTAGACCACATAGAGGAAAACTTGCTAATGCTATTTTACAATCTGGAATAGATTTAAATTCAATAGATTTCACGAAGTTGGGAAAGTATAATAATAATATTAATATAAAAAAAGTTACGGTATATTCTGATAAGAATAAATCAAAGGTAAAAAATATTAGTCCTCAAGGATTTACTACTACTCCTAATGATAAAAAATTAGATGCTCTTAATGATATGCTTATTTCAATGGGTATTGAAATGACTTGGATTGCATATACTCAAAATAACTATAATGCTTCAGAAATTATTGATAGTGAGGAGATGAATTTGATGTTTGGTTCATATCCTTTGAGTGTTGCAAAACAGTTAATAAATCCTTTGATAAAAAACAATGTTTATAATTTTTTTGTAGAGTTCTTAAAGGGTAAAAAAGAGGCATATAGTACCTTATCTTTTGAAGAAGTGCATGATGATATTTTTATTAATACAAAGAGAAAGACTGATGCAGGACTTGTTTATGTTCCTATAGAATTAGCATATAAACTTGTTGACAAACAGATACAAGAAGTATATAATAAGGGTAAAAGAAACTTTTTAGTTATAAATGCTTTAAGTGGATCTATTGCTTATGCCCTTCATAAGAAGTATCCTGATGCAAATATATTTTGTGGTGAGTATTATTCATATTTTAAGAGACATTTAAAGAATCTTATTCCTGAGTGTCAAATTGATGATTTAGAAGTTAATTCTAAACAACGTCCCATTCTTTCAACTTACAAAAATATGAAATTTGATGTAGTTATTAGTAATCCACCTTTCAACAACCCAAAAAATAAATCAAAGAAGGGTAAGAATGGAAATAATACTTTATACATATCTTTTATTAATTTGGGTAAAAGTATCCTTAAATCTGGTGGAGTATTGAAGTTTATTAATCCACCTAGTGCATTAACTAAATCTACTGTTTTAAATGAACCCACACCTACACTTAATAGTTTAATACAAGATGGTTCTGTAGAAAATATTGATTATACTACTGAATCTTATTTTCCATCAATAGATTGTCCTATTTGTAGTTGGACTTATGTTGATGGTAAAAAACAAGGAAAGGTTACTATTAAGCATGATAATTCAGATGTAAATGGTGAGTATGATATTAAAGATGTTTATTTTCTTCCACACTCATTGGAGAAAATTGAATATGATCTTTATAGAAAAATTGCACATAATCAGGATGGTGAGATATTAGAAGTTATTAGAAGTGATAAGAAGAGAGTATTAGATGGCACACTTCATACGTTTGGGTATCCTAAAGTTCAACTTGGTGGTGAAGGACGTATTAATTTTCATAAGAAAGATTATCCATTTTTAAGTTCTAAGTTAGCACTATGGTTGTTTGATTATCTTAGAAGAATTGATGGACAATTATCTCAAAGACAGTTAAATGGTATTAAAATACCTGTGAATGGATTTGATCTTACTGATGAAGAAATGATCTTTATAGATGATGGTGAGTGGAGGAATTTTAGTAAGCAAGAGCAGAAAGATGAAGAACAAACACAATAAACTAACAGGATCAAAGATTGAAAGATCTGATGATCGTATTGATACTACTGCTGAAGTCTTCACTCCATTAGAAGTATGTAATAAAATGGTAAATGAGATACCAGAAGATATACTTAAAAATCCTGAGTCTACATTTGTAGATCCATCTGCAGGTAATGGTAATTTTATTATATCTCTGAGAGATAAACTAATTGAATATCATTCAGAGGAGCATGTATTGGATAATATGTTATATGCTATAGAACTTATGGAGGATAATCATAAAGAAATGTGTGATCGGTTGGGAGTGGATATTACACACCCTCATTATGTGTGTCACGATGCACTTACCTATGATTATGGGTTTGGAGAACCAGTTGGAGTGGAGAAGTGGTTCAGTTAGATAACTGTCACAGAACCCCTTAATAGGGGTATTTTTATGCTATAATATATTCAACTGAGAAACATTGATGCCATTACGTCCACACCAACTTGATGCTCTGGATGCTATGGTAAATCATTCTAAGGGGCAGATTATCGTTCCTACAGGTGGTGGTAAAACCATGTGTATGATAGAGGATGCTAAGAAGACATTCAATACTACTGGTGTATTTCGCAGTGGTTTAATTGATGGTGCAACTATTGTTGTAGTAGCACCACGCATATTATTGGCAGAGCAACTATCATCTGAGTTCTTAGAAGTAATTGATAATGCTAGTGTAATGCACGTTCATAGTGGTGAAACATCACATCATTCTTCAACTAAAATATCAGACATTTACTGCTGGCATAAGTACACCCAAGGTAATAAGATAATATTTACTACATATCATTCACTACATAGAGTGCATGAATCTGGTATTGATATAGATACCATTTACTTTGACGAGGCACATAATAGTGTTCAACGAAACTTCTTCCCTTCTGTGGAACATTTTGCAACTGTGGGTTCTGACAGGAGTTTTTTCTTCACTGCTACTCCTAAGCATAGTCTTACTCCTTTCAAGGCAGGAATGAATGATAGTGGAGTATATGGTGATGTTATATGTCAGGTTCCAGCTCCTGAGTTAGTTAAGCAAGGTTATATTTTACCACCTAAAGTAGAAGTATATGAGTCACGTTTACTTAACAAGCATGAGTTAGTTGCTGATGTTGATTGTGAGCAGATGATTGATTCTATTGATAACTTAGAGAAAGACAAGGTTCTTATCTGTGCTAAGTCAACAAAGCAGATTACAAACTTAGTATCACAGACTGACTTCTGTGTTCAGTTGAGAGAGCGTGGTTATAACTGGATGTACATTACTGCTAAGACAGGTGCAGTAATTAATGGTAAGAAAGTTAGTAGAGATAAGTTCTTTGAGGTATTGAATTCATGGGGTAAGGATGATTACACTAAGTTTGTAGTTCTACATCATAGCATATTATCTGAGGGTATCAATGTAAATGGACTTGAGGCAGTCTTGTTCTTAAGATCTATGGATTACATTGGTATCAGTCAAACAATAGGTAGAGTGATCCGTAAAGGTTGCGTTAATAAGCAATATGGATTAGTATGTGTACCTGTGTACTCTAAGGTTGGTATTTCTACTGCACGAAAGGTTGAGGCAGTTGTAGATACTATTTTCAATAAGGGTGAAGCAGCAACAAGTGTAGTAACAAGATGAATGAACATTTTTGTAACAAATCCTGATCCACATAGGTCTGCTACTCAGTTACCAGACAAGCATGTGGTCAAGATGCCATTAGAGACTTGTCAAATGCTGTCTATCATATACTCTAAGTGGTATTATGATTGGGGTGAACTTTACAAGAAAGATGGAACTGCATACAATACAGAGAAGGGTGCATTTAGAAATCATCCATGCACACAATGGGCAGCAGATAGTATATTCAATACTGCATGGTTAATCCAACATGGATGTGCCTTAGCAGATGAGTATAATTATCGTTATGGTAAGGTGCATGGATGTTCTGATACATTATTTGAAGCAAAGAAAATGTTTCATAGATTAGCAGGTGAGGTAGTTACTTGTCATTGTATGGTAGAATACTTCACAAGGGCAATGCCTGATGAGTGGAAGAAGGATAGAACTATTGACACTTTTACTGCTTATAAAAGATATATCAATTCTAAACCTTGGGTAAAGGATAATTATCTACGCAAACCTGAACGTAAACCTAATTGGATTCAATGAACGATAGAAGTGATTTAAGAGACACAATACTATTTGGGGATTGTCGTGAAACATTACCTATGTTTAATGTTAAAGCGAGGATGTGTGTTACATCTCCACCATACTA